CCCGTCAATTGGTTTACCTTCCCACCCCATCATTTTCGCTTCAACAGCTAAATCTTTTAAGTTAGGAATATTTACATCAAAATAAGATTGAATAATTTTTTCAATATCGCCAAGTGATAAACCTGATTCAAATCCTTTAACAACTTCATTAGCTAAACTCCGAAAATCAAAAGAAGAAATTCCTTTTTCTATTCCAATTGCCACACCTTTAATTAGGTTTTCTCCCGCTTCTTCCCCCTTCCAAGATGGTGAAGCATTTCCCAGCCCTTTATCAATTTGATCTACTATTTTAAGAGCGTTCTGGTAGGCGATGTCGCTTGCGCTAGTATCCTTTAATCCTTTTTCTAAACCTTTGCTGAGATTTTTCCCTGACTCCAAACCACCTTTAGCAAGAATTTGTGTCTGTAAAATATCAACTGACTGTAAAAAGCCACTTAATGATTTATTAATACTTGTTGTGTTAAATTCAGGATTAGCTCTTAACGCTGTAATTCCCTTTTTAACTTTTTCTAATTGAAAATAAAGACGTTCTAAAGATTGGATATCTTTAGTAGTATTAATTTCTTGACCAATGTTTTTTATGCCAATGCCAATTCTCTTAGTAAAATCAGCAGGAATTTCTGTAGATGCAATCTGGAATCCACTAAGTTCTTTTTTTCCTAATTTTGTTCTATCACTTGCTTTTGTTGTTAGTAAAAGTCGAGTTAGTTGGTCAGGGTTAAATTTTTCAGTTAATGATTTCCATATTTCCTCTTTTCTGGCTCCTGCTCCTGATGCTGGTACGTCAATTCCCTGATTTCTGGCCAACCCTCGTAATTGTTTTACCGTGTAATATTCTGGGTTAATTGCCTTGATGTTAGCTGGAATAGGGTTACTTGCTGGAAAGACTCTCTCATCGAAATATGGAGTTATTTCAGTGGTAATCAGAGAATCAGCTTTATTCTTTGCCGCTTTTAATGCTTTCTGGGTTTTACCCTCAATTTTTTGCTGTTCTTCTTTGCTAACTAATTTAGGGACATTACTGGTAGCCGCTCCCAAGAGTTTCTTAACACCTTCACCGGCCATTAACGCCGATCCAGCAACTGCTCCCCCCTGCGATAGGACGCTGATAGTGCCGTTAGTTATTTCGGTTACAAGCTGCACTACTGCTTCCGTTAGCTGTTGCCCCACTCCAAACGGCAAGCCGCTAAAAGCTTGAGTCATTTGTGTGGCTACGGCTTGGACCATTCCCCGACCGCCAGCACTCATCGCCCCTGCAAGAATATCTCGCATAGTATTGACAACCGTGGCATCTAGCCCCATCGGGAGAGCGTGGAGAGCGGCGGCTCCCATAGCAGCCGTTCCCCCTACCTGAATAGCTTTTTTACCTATTGCAGCACCAGGTAAAGCCATTACGGGACGCTCTAAAGCTTTTAAGACTGTGAAAACAACCTGACCAAATTTGATCACATCCAGAGAAGTATCTTTAAGGGCGTTTCCTAGTAGCCTCCCCGCTTCCTTGAATTCCCTAATCAATACCTGATTTAACAGTTCTGAGATGTTTTCTTGCCCTGTTAAAAGCTGTATTTCACCGCTACTATCGGGAGTTGACAATCTGGTAGTTAAAGCACTTTTTAATCCCGCTTGGGCTTTAATAGATATATCTTCTAAAACTTTTTCTAGTGGACTGCTCCCTCTATCTGTTCCGCTATTGCCAAAACCGTCGGGAGCGGGCGGCAAAAGCTTTTGTGAGAATACCTTGTTAATGGCATCTACAAAAGACCGCATTAATTCGGCATTAGATTCAGCCCACAGATCAGGTATGTTATTTTGCCACGGATCGATTGAAGGACTGGCATATTTAGCTAGAATAGCTTTTTCTATTCGGGATAAACTAGAAATTATTTCTTTTGTGGCACTGTGAATAGTTTTTTCTATTGAGCTTTCTTTTCTTGTTAAATCTTTTTGTTTATCAGCTACATCTTTTAATTTATGACCAGCTATAGGATTACTCGACAACACATCATTAATTCTTTCTGTTAATGATTTTTCAGTAGGTTCTTTTTTGTCTATCTGTTTAGCAACTTCTGTTCTTGGGAAGTTTTCACTAGATCTGCCACTTCTACTTGAAGGATTAACAACGCCCGACCCAATGTCAATACGGGGATTTTGTCGGCCTCTCCGCAAAAAACGCGGGTCGTTAACCGTTAATGAAGTGTCGGCATATCCCTCATCAAAAGCTTTTTGAAATATCTCGACGGTTTCCTTGTCGTATCCTCTGGTGCTTCGCCCTTTTGCCCATTGAATATCTCTATTTATTTGTGATTGACGTTCTGCGTCATCTTTTGATAGCTTTGTTGCATTAGCAAAATCTATTGCTTTTAGTTCATTTTCAGGAGTAATTAAGACATTTTCTGTATTTAGATCAAAGTGAGCATAACCCGCTTCGTGTATATTCTTGAGTAGCACTGCATACCGTTTTATATAATCTGTGAAAGCTTTAATATCCTCTTGGGTACTTAAATCGGCTTTTCGTAAAACATCGTTTAAAGAACCAACTGCTTTAATATATTCCTGAATGAAATACTCACCTTTTCTTGTGGTAATCGGACGCGGCGCAAGTCCCTGTTTCGCCATCGCTAACTGCGCTTGAAACTCTTTCGGAGTTCCGAGCTTTCCTTGATTCAGTTCGGTGATGGGGGTTTTAATCGCTAGATCGCCAAGTCGATACACGGCTCCCGTAAAGCCCTGCCCTATTTTTTCTGCTTTAAGTACGTCGAGATTTTCGGGAAGTATTTTTTGGGATTTCTGTAATGCCTGATTAACATTAATCAAATCAAATGGCTGGTACTGAATTGATTTAACGTTTTGCGACGCAGATGCTAATGATTGCGATACATTTTCTAATGCGGACTCGATCAATCCCGTGTTTGTTCTTAGCGTCGCTTCAAATCCAAGTATTGCATTCGAGAGGTTGAAGAAAAAGTCGGTAATATTTTCTACGCTCTCGTCCATTGTGGCGATTTCTTTAATTACCCTGTTTTTCCCTATAAAAGTCGGAACCGGTGCGTTTACGTCAATGTATTTGCCAGCCCCGTCTATCATTTCGCGAATACGAGAAAATGGGCTGGTTTTTAAGAGTTGAATGTATTCTGACTGCGCTCCCGTGTCTCCCCCCGCAATTCTTTTTTGCAGTTCGGAAACACGCCTTAAAAAATCTTGATAAAATCTAGCTTCTTTCCGACGTATTTCAATTAGAGCCTCGATAACTTTTTTGGCCGCTTTATCTGCTTCCGTATTCGTGGGCATTTTATTGACCCACTTTAATAAATCAGGAAGAGACTGATCCTTAACTAGCGGTAATCCTAAAGCATTTTGATTGGTTGTTTGTGAAAGTTTATAAAGAATATCTCCAAACCGAGGAATTACGTCTTTGCGAATATCGCTAGGTGCATCTTCTCTGCGAGAAAACGTCTCCCCATATGTTGCTGAGTCTGGGAGAGCATTGTCTGCCTCTGTAACATGATGATAAGGTTTTGCCCTAAACTGTTTCTCGTATCCCGCCTCCACTAGATTGTCGATAGCATTAATAAAATTAGTCCATTCTGCTTCAAATTTATCCCCCATCACACGGAAAATATTTTTCCGTGTCTCCATCCAAAACCGTAAAAGCGATCCGAAATTGCTTGGCTTAAGATCGATAGTATCGGTTCCTGAATTGACAAGCCTCTCAAGTTCTTCTAAATTTGACAATAACGGGTCAAGGTATGAAAAGGAAACATTTGTCGCGTTAAGAATTTCTGCGAGAGTATTTTGATAAGCAGAAATTGTCCCTTGTAGTTCTTTTTGCTCCGCCCCGGCTGTTTTGCTTGGATTGCCGAGAACTGGAATCGCTTTTAAGAACTCTGTCCGATCGGCTATTTCTTGATCGATTTCCGAGATCAACGCAAGTAGTTCATCTAATTTTTTGGTATCGTCAGCCGACAACTTTGACTGATCAACACCTGACACGGACTGCTCTAATTTTTCTTTGTATTTTTTTAGTTCTGTAATTCGTTTAACAATTGGAGTATAAAAGTATTTAAGTGACTCTTTAAGCCTTTTGTTAAATTGCTTTGAAGATGTGGCAAGGTTGGCAACATATAGTCCAATCTTGTGATCTTCTCCTATTCTGTCAAGGGTTAATTGCTGTTTTGATGGAAAGAAAATGCGAGAAGGTAAAGCAACATCAGCAGTTTCGTAAATATCTTCGGCCTTTTTTTTCTTTTCGGGGTCTTTGCTGGCTATATCAGGAACAAGGGACTTTCCAAACATCGTGATCCCGACTTTATCATAATTACCCATTGCGGCAATATACTTGAGTGGACTTTTCGTATCCACAACAGAAGTTAATCCTGCGTTAGGAGTGCCTATTCCTAGCCCATATTTGACATTTTTTAACACCTCCCTAAGAGCGGGTGACATCTTGATTAATTGCTGTAGGATAGCGACCGCTTCCTCAACGACGTACCCACCACCAGAACCCCCGACTAACGCAATTTCTTTTTCAGGGTTTCCCATTGCGACGTTTAACGCTTTTGCTGCAAGCGTGATCGCATCTTTATCGAATCCCTCGAAATTAGTCTGAAATACCCGGTCAATCGGTTGCACTGTTTTGAAGCCCGATAGTATTCCTTGATAGTCTGTCTCGGATATGAATTGTTGCAGAAGTTCTTTATTCTTTTCGATAATCGGCAGTAACTGTTCTCGAATAAATTGACTTGGGCTGTTGCGTAGTTCCTCTAAGCTATTTGATAAGACGTTCGGAACTGCAAGAACGGCTGTCTCTGGAAAAACACCCTGTATTTGAGCGGCAAGATCGTAGGTGCTTTGTACTTCGGGCTTGCCTGGACGGGATTCGCTCGGTTGAACACCCCCCGTTACAAGAGTAATGGACTTTCTGGATTTAATAAAATCTTGTTCTTTTTGCGAGAGTTGTAGGATTTTTGCTATTTCTTTAGCCGCCATTGCTGATTCTGAAAGTTGTATTCGCTTGCGAATTCTTAGCGGTTGTACTGCAACTCGTGCGGCCGCTCCTAGTGATCGCGCAAGATTCTCCTCGGCTACCATTGCAATTTTTGGAAAAGCTTCTTTTAACTTATCCCCGATTGGATAAGCAGGTTCTGGCTCTGTTGAGCGTTTGCGTTGTTTTTGGGCGTTTGCGCGGCTAAATTGTTGTGACTCAACAAAAATATTCTCTAGTTTCCGATATGTTTCTGGATCAAACAGTGTATCGGTTATTGTCCTGTAATTGATACGAAGTAACTGTTTTGCGCTTTTTAATCCCTTGGGAAAACCGAGTAAATCTCGAAAAGCAGCATCGAGAAGATTGTTAAACTGCCTGACATTGCGACGAACAGTTTTACCGATCGCTTCTCCTTGACTCTCAAAATCAATTCCAATCGTCTTGTTGATTCCCTTGCCTGCTTTTAAACCTCCATAAAGACCCGCCCCCGTAAAAAATCCCCCGACTACATTACCTACGGTGAGATTAAATGCTTTTTGAAAAATGTTTTCACGGGGATTAGAGTTGCGAACGGTGACAGACAGACGCTCGATCGCTTTCTCTACTCGATCTTGATACCCAGAAAACCGATGCTCAACAACAATTTTAGAAGGTGTTCCTATCTCTACTGAGGTTTTTTTTAATTCACGCAACTCTTGATTAAGAGAAACTAATGCGGCATCTTCGGCAAATACTTTAATAGGATTTGCTTTATAAAAATCAACTGTTTTCTTGAGGTCAACTCTTTTTAAAAGTAAATGACTGTTTAGCCCATAAAGCTGACGGTCATCGACGCTAACTTTAATTTTTAGTGGAGTCGTGCCAAGTTTAGTAACACGACGCTCTAGGGAAGAAAGCTGGTCTTTAGCCGATTTGATGCCGCTATCATATTGGGCTGTATTTAGCCCTAGACCGATTTCTAAAGTACCAAGTGATAAAGACATTAGCTTTTCTCCCCTACTAATTGAATTATTTCGTCGTATAGTCCGCAATCGACTATTATCTGAGTGGCGAAGACTGGCACTTGTCCAGCTTTCATGGCTTCTAACAGAATTTGAGCGGTTTCTTGATCAAGAAAATATTTTTTATTTTCTTTAAACTGGTAAGGCAGAAAATCACTAGGATTAAGACTTTGTGATTTAGAACCTTCTTTAGATTGTGCTACTAGGTAGGCGTGAACCATGGCAGCGATCTGACTAACCGTACCTGATAGTGAATTAATTTCTTCACATTTGACTTTTTGAATCCCTGAATATTTTTTCAGGATTAACCAGTCTGGCCAATCTTCCCACTCCTCGATAGATAATCCCCATGCACACCATTTGTAATAGATTTCTTCCCAATTAATGGGGTTAGCGATTGCCTCTAACCGTACATTAATTGCGTCATCTATTCGTTTTTTTCGTCATCCTCCGCTGGCTCTGATTCTGGTTTTTCTTCCAGTTTCTTAGTTTCTGGGTTTTGCCACTGGGTTATGTCTTGCCAGAGATAGTCTTGATAGAGTTTTACTACCATAAATTGAGACATATCATTAATGTCTTGTATGGTGAAATCAACAGAAGATTTATCTTTAAGTTTAACTACCCGTCGAGGACTACCTAGAAAGTTAGCTAACAAGGCTTTATTGTAAGTTTCATAGGTTGTTTCCCGATCCTTAAATAAAGCGTTTAATTCATCGAGATAAGGCTCTACAAGTTCTATAGATTCTCTTGTTAGTTCTCTTGTTTTTTTACGGTTGCTTAAAATTGATTGCTGCACGATAGCGGCGGTTTCTACTTTTTGTTCTACGCTGTCAGATTTTACCCCGTCAAGGGCATCAACCATGACCTGTTCAATTCGTTCTCGGATCGAACCGTCGTTAACTACTACTCCTTCAATTTCAGCAGTGGATAGTCCCGTTTTTTGCCCGATAGCTTTAATTTTCTCAAGATAAGCTCTGTCAGCTTTTTCCCGTGCCTCTAAGTATTCCTTGACTGTTTCATTTTCCTTTGGATTAATCCCGTATCGTTTTAAAAACTTGATTCCAATCTCTCCATTTTCTTCTGTAGCAATTGTATCTATCTTTTCCAGTAAAGTATCGTTGTCTTGGATGTAATAAAGCCACTCTTTTTTTAAAGGGAAAAAGAATGTTTCATTAAATTTCAATTTGCCTAATACGCTTAACTTCGCCATTTATTTTTACCTTTTGATTTCTTTTTGCACTTTGTTCAGTATTGAGCCACAGAGGATCGAGGGTTACAGATACCTGTATTCTTTCTTGGTTTTTTGTTCCGTCTGGTGGCTCGATTAATATCTTTTCTTGCTGACTTATTTCTCGATCAAACGTACCGAAAGAAAACCAGAGGTAATTATTAATTATTCTAGAATTGACTAACATTACCTCTTGGTCTTCATCGACAAGGAGTTTAACTGTTTTAATTGAGATCATCGGCTACATTAGGAGAAAATGGCGACGTTGCCATCGGTTTAATGTCAAACACATTGCCACTAATAGTTAGAGTTACGTTTCCTTGTAGGAAATTACCTTTTTCACCACTAACATTTTGGCTAACATTTGTCTGAAAACCTAAGCCGCCGCGCTGTCCCATATAGACAATTTCGAGATAAATTCGATCACCTCTTTGCTCTGCAGCTTTTACAATTTCATATCCAGGATCACAAAATACAAGCGGACCCGATACCGACCCAGTACTCATGATTTCGGAGATAAATTTCTCCACCGCCATTTCACTAAAGACGGAATCAGTAACCTCAGTAGAGGAGGTGTCAACATTGAAGGTCTTCGCACTTAAGAAAGGAACCCAAGATTTAATTGTGCATTTTTGAGCGGGAGTAGCAAGGGTAGCACCAATTTTGGAAGGTTCGATCTGGATTGCTGTCTGAGTTAGCGTTGTCGTTTTTGTTCGGACAATTACATAATCACCGGTAGTCCCAACGTAAATTAAAGTGCCAGCATATAAAAGGCGGCCAAAACCCCCAGTCGCTACGGTAAGAGTGGTATCACCTAAGACGATTGCACCACCTAAATCAGCTACTCGTGTGGGAGGTTCCTCTCCAAATCCGTAAACACCAGAGATAAAAAATTGCGTATCACGGCTAGGGGTGAGGTTGTCACTCCGGTTCAACTCTAAAATCTGATTGGACATTTCTGATCACTGACTAAACTTTTCTAGTTACATTGTACTATAAAAGATTAGTAAATGTGTACTCTAGAAGCCTAAAAGCCTAGCAGTAGTGATTTTAAAGGTCACTTTTGGTCTGATAATCCCCTCAGAAGTTTTGGTATAGGGGGTTAGGCGCGGCTGATCTAGAAAATTCCAGTAGCGAGATGATTTAAGTCTCTCGATCACCGGTGTTAAGGATTTCTCTAGATTGTACTGTTTCAAGGTAATGCAATAGTTATTTATGCCTACGGTGTAACCCAATAGGTTTTCGTGATAGGGGTCGGGTTCTCTCTGAATAATTGCCTCAATTCCACTATTGGGCTTTACTTTATAGTTAGGGGGTAATTCAGGAGGCTCTACCCAAATAGCATCAATTTCTTTTAAATTTTGCCCTGTAGGGCTTGTTATTTCGTATTTACCTAAGTCAGTACCGATAAGTATCTTTAAATTGTTTCTAATACCTAATAAAATATCTCTTAATTCTGATTCACTCATTTAATTTTTCCTTTAAGATTTCACTATAAGCCTCAATTGGATTATAGTCTTCTATAGCCGTGTCGATAAATGGGCGGGCGGGAACATCTGTCACCGTCCCATCGTTACGCTCTATTTGATACCCTTCATGGACAAGAGCGGCATGATCAGCAGTGTAACCGATTACTTTATAAGTATCCGATACATCTTCAATAAATTGGCTATTTTTTAGCTCACCTGTATCTACAATGTCCCGAGGTGAGCCGACTACACTGCCATTTTTTCGTACGGTTTCCCGTGTCCAGTTCCATTTACTATCTTCTATCTGAAAGTTAATTTCTTGGGCAAACTCGGACACCATTTCCCCAAAAGCTTCAGTAGCTAAGTCTTTTCCTAGATTCCAGTTAATCATTAAAAAATAGCTGCAAGTTATCCTTGCAGCTATTATATAGCGGTATGCAGTCGAATGAGGTATAGCGCAACAGGCTATGAGTCAGTCTAGGCAAGACTTTGTATGTATCTCACTCAAGCGAATACCGCTATAGCATAATTACTCCCGTTGATTTACTACTTTAGTTTAATAACTTGACCAGTCTCAACACATATAGCTTCAAAATACAATAACTTATCTCGTTGATTGTAATACTCAAAAATTTTGGTAACATCCTCTTCTGTATTTATATTAGAAAAATACTGTTGAGGTACTCCTTCTTTGTTGTATATCACAGCCCCGGTAGTAAAAGTCTGGTTTTTAGGATTGCCATCTTTATCTTCTTCTGCAAAGATTAATTGAAACATAATTACCTTTGTTGATCTGTGGTTAATAACCGATAACTGATTACTAAAAGCTAAAACTATTAAGCTTTGCAATCTTGGAGGAAAGACCATAAATAATTTTTATGTTCGGTAAAATTATTTAGCATTTCGTACACTTTTTGAGTATCATAAACACCTGGATAAACACCTGCATAGGGTTGGTAATAAAATATTCTACAGTAAAGACCATCTTCGCTTATTGCTAAACGATGTTCTAATTTTACTAGCATATTTTCGAGCTTTACAGCAAATTCTTTTACACTAGAGGTAAGAAGAGGAAAATTGAAGGCGTTGTAAAAGTACATTTGTTTGTTCCTGAACGATTATTAATGACTGATAACTAATAACTAAAATTACTCGGCTAATTGTCGCAGACTACCCGAAAACCGAAAGAGTGGCTGCGGATGTCGCGGCGGTCGTAGTAGTAGCGAATCGCGGAACGGCAGTCATCAGGATTGCATCCCCAGGAACCGCCCCGCAAATTATCATTCCCATTTTCTATCCAGGCACTGCCATCCGTCGGCGCACCATCATAATTATCGTGCCAAGTATTGGCACACCACTCCCAAACATTACCACTCATATCATAAAGCCCCCAAGCATTGGGCTTTTTCTGTCCCACAGGATGAGTTTCATCCTGAGAATTTCCATAATACCAAGCGTAATCTTTTAAGTAATCATCAAAATAATCTCCGAAATAATAGTCAGTAGTTGTCCCCGCACGACAAGCATATTCCCATTCCGCTTCTGTAGGAAGACGATAATTTTTCCCGGTTAGCTGACTCAATTTCTGACAAAAGGCTATAGCGTCGTCATAACTGACTTGTTCCACTGGATTTTGAAGATTATTTTTAAAGTAAGAAGGATTGATTCCCATCACCGCTTCATATTGTGCTTGAGTCACTGGATATTTGCCAATTGCAAAACTGTTGACTTTAACTTGGTGTTGAGGCTTTTTATGATTTTGAACATCGGGATCACTATCAGGAGAGCCTATGAGAAATTCACTTGCTGGTAAGTTCACCATTTCTAATACGACTTGATTGGGTAGGTTTTCGGTCATCGTGAACTCCTTTAGTGTTTTGGTATATACCTAATATAACAGGTATATGTTTGTGTGTCAAGTGTTTTTTTGTTTTTTTTTCAACCGATAACGACGACATCTTTCGGCGTTAGTCATTGAATCAGGGTGGGGAGGTTTTCCTGCCGGATTGCCAGTAAAATGATGATTGCAATCCTTACAGCGATAACGCTGTTTTCCTGACACAGAGAACCCTTTTTTAGAGATTCTCTGTGATTGACATTTGGGACAATTAAAGAACTCCATAATCTCCTAGTGTAAACATAGCCTCTATGTCTCCTTTTTTTGCTTTTGCTTTTGCTTCTGCTATTGCTTGACGATCTTCCTCGTTCTGTTTTCTTGTTTTGTCGTCCATTTTACGATAAGCTTTTTCAGCTTCTTTGAAACCTTTAAAAACCGAAACGCTACCCCATACTTCGGTCTGATAGCAATCTTGGAATAAACCAGATTGTAAATCTTTTTTAATTTTAAAGATAATTCTCTCGAAAATGGTGTCAGTAACAGCACCCTCAAAACCGACTACATAAAAGGATTTTCCGTTAACAGATAAATGTGCTATACAAGCGGCGCGCCCAGTATTGACACAGCCTAACGATTCCGCTCCTACCACATAACTTAGGTGGCGAGATAACTTGTGTTGTAAAGACTGCTCTTTACTGGTCGTCGCTTGTTTTTTGACAGTCTTAACTTGATTGACTGTGACATTGTATGTCTGTAGTTTTTTCATATATTTTTCTGACCAAGCCTTAGCCGCTTCATAGCTACGGCGGTAAGATACTTTATCATCAGGAAAATAGCAAAACCATTTATCTTTATCGACACCAATACCTTTTTTAATTTCAACTTTTTCTGCTACTGCAACGTAGTGACCAGGTGCTTGTCTGTTAAATTTCATCGTAACCTCTTTTGTGTTTGTTGGTATATACCCAATATAACAGGTATATGTTTTCGTGTCAAGTAGTTTGTCAAACTTTTTTATTATCTTTTTGTAGTTCGTAGATTTACCTATGGTTACACTGATCGCAGAACTGCCAAAAATCTCGGAAAATCAAGCCAATAAAGTAATCACACACTTTTTGACGGATGACAACTGATAACTGATAACTGATTACAGCGTCGGATATTTATCTAGCACTGTTTGTGCTTTCTGGTTTAAAGATTGAGTAAATAACTCAATCTCTTTGTAGAAAATTTGGGCCTTTTTAATTTCAGGAATTTGTGTTGTTTCGATTGGTTGTTTATCGTTAGACATGACTTAGTACCTCGTGTGTTTTGGTTACTTTTTATTGTGGATCATTCTCCCAGAAATGTCAACTATCTGGGAGAATCTTTTTTGAACAAGTGTACTACTGATAACTGATAACTAGAAGCTAACTAATCTCTAAGTCGTTAGCGTCAGCAAAGTCATAGATGTCCATGTACCAGTCTGACCATTCATCAGGGTCAGACAAATTGACTTTATCGACTGCCCACCGTCTCGAAAAATATAGTCCTGCTTTCCACTTGTCAGGATATGGATGCTTTGCTTTTTCGGTATCGTTGGGAGTAAGAATAAACTGGAGAATGTCTTTTCCCCATTTACCTTTTTTGATATTGTAAAAGCAAGACAATGCGTCAATTAAATCGTCGCACTCTTGCTGGTAATCAGCAAAGTTTTCTGGCAGTTTAAACTTAGATTTTTTAGCCGTCGGTTTTTTATCTGATTTAGGTTCTGGTTTGTCTTCTAATTGACTGCTTTTTAATTGCTTATTTTCCTGTTCCAGTTGATAAATACGCGTATGTAATTGAGTAACAGATTCGTTTAGAACTGTTATTTGATCTGTTTCTTTTTGCAGTAGAGAAACTGTGCATTCAAGATCGTGTATTCGCTGCTTTAAGGCTTCCTTTTCAATCCATGCTTTATTGAACTCTTGGTATTCTAAGTCAGGTTCACTTAACAAACAATCAACTTCGTCAGGTTCACTTAACAACAAATCAACGAGCGCAACCTGTCTTTTTTCAGAGAAAGATAACTCATTATCGGTCTTTAGTTGGTTGTCACTTCTTTGATCCTCTTGTGGGGTGTACTTGCAATGATCTAAATAGTCCCATAGTCCATAGGGAAAAAGAAACTCTCGATCTTCTTGACTAAAATTTTCTAGTGCGTCAAAAAGCTTTTGAGTGTCATAGTCCGCAACAGATAAACCCTGTCTTTTGACTGTAACATAATCACCGTTATCGGTGACGCTTAGTATTCCGTGGTTTCCCTCAAAGTATCTTTGGTTAATTTGATTAAGATTGTCTCCAATACGCTTAATAACTGTATCTCTTTCGTAGAATTCGATAGAAGTCATAGCTTGTTACCTCGTGTGTTTGTTTGCCTAGTCTTATCTTACAAAATTCTCCCAATAAAGTCAAGTATGTGGGAGAATTATTTCTGAACGTTTGTACTACTTGTTAATCCCAAATAGTTGATGATGATAACTGATAACTGATAACTGATAACTGATAATTGGTGATTAATACTCACTAGGGAGAATTAAAACACCTTGCCCGGTTCTCATATCACACAAATAAAGAGTGATTCCTGGAATGGGAAAATCGGTCAAAGGTATCTTTTGAGTGATTACGGGTTCATCTGTATCTCGCTCGCAGATAAGAGATGCTGACTGATCAGGATTAACTTTTAACTTCCAAAATTGAATCTGACTTAAATCTTGATTGCTTTTAATAATGGGTTCACTTTGCCACGAAGCAATCGCATCAAGTAACCAATAGGCTCCGTTTTTCGCTAAATACTTGACTCCGTCAGTATATAAAAAAGGGTAGTTTTTATTACTGTAGTAATTTTCTGTGCTACTGAATTGATCAAGATTTTCTAGGTTCATTTTGTTACTCCTAATTGCTTACTGTTTACCGATAACTGATAACTGATAACTGATAACTGATGTGTGTTTTGTTTACTTTTCTATTATGGATCGTTCTCCCAATAAAGTCAAGTGATTGGGAGAATTATTTCTGAGCATTTGTACTACGTCTTTGTTTGTAGCGTTGGTGTTGATCCTGTTTCCGCTTAGGATCAAGTTCTCGATGTTCTAAACAATACCCAGATTTGTTTCGGGTATTAAGTGCCGTAAATTTACCTAAAACTAAGCAGGCAGCACAATATTTAGTTTCAGGGATAATTATCTCTACAGAGAAATTAATCCCTTTTATTTCAGGCTGTTTATCACAGATTAAAGCTACTCTTGTTAGGGCTATGCCCGACAAAGAGTAATCTTGTAACTCAACAAGAGTATACTTTTGGAGAGAAGATTTTAAAACCTCAAAATCTTCCAATTCAAGAGACAAGATTAAGATCATAGTGGTTTTTGTTAGTGTTAATATGAAACGGGGAATTATCCCCGTTTTGACTTAGTTGCTTATTACCAAATGCTATAAAAGTGATAACCGCCTTTTATAGCCTCTACGCCGCTGAAATGGGCGTTATTGTGTTTGTAAGCGGCGTATATCTCTTTTTCCGTCGGCAACTCTAGGGACAAATCAACTAAAGCCGTCACGCTGTAGAGTGTGTCATGACATCCGCGAGCTAAACCCCCCCGCAGGAACCTTAACTAGCTCTGAGACATAGATAGTGGTGTAATTTAGAACGTCAGTAATATTATGACCGTGTTTTGCCTGAATAGCCTTTGCTATAAAACTAGCAATTGTGTGACTTCCCCAGTACCATCCGTGAGGCCCGGTGTAACCATCTTCGTAAATACGAAGTTTGTTGGCTTTAAACTTTTTAAATCCAGTTTGTTCTGTATTCATGATTTATTTTCCTAAGTGAGGTACTTAAATTAAGCAGTTTACTGACTTGCTTAGGTCACTAAATTTTAAAACTATCTAAGGAAAGATAAATTTTACTGGCTTAGATGCAACCTTATCCTTAAATGCTTCTAGGGTAATAATTGCGTCGTATTCTTTACGGGAAAGCTTATCCTGTAAATACTCGTGGTATTGAGATTTTAAGTCAACTATTTTTGACTGCCCCCAATCACATTTCGAGAAAAATTCTAATTCTTTTTCTAATTCTTTACTAGGATAAGACTTAAACTCTTCACAGAATGCAAGAAAATGATTATAAAGTAAATTCTCGGAAACGAAAGGATTATCATCGGTTTGGGAAACATATAACCGCATAGTGTAATCTCGATTTTCCTTGCCATTACCAAAATAAATTGTAAAATCTACTTTGTCATATAGCCCGTTACTTGGCAAGTTTTTAGGGTCATTTTTGTACCAAGATTGTATATGTTTAATGAATTGATCAGCGGAATTAAAAACAGAACTATTAAAAACAATTGATTCTATTTTGTATTCGCTTGGTTCATCGACTTGTTCTATTTCTGCTATTTTTTCTTCATAGTATCCGTCAGGAAGTACGCTAAAAAACTCGTTGTTAGCTACTTTATAGAGGTCAGCGTAAATATAGGGATCGTATTTTTCGTTCTCGATATTTAGCATTACTTTAATTTCATCAAACATTGCGTCTAAGTCGTTATTACTTACGCTAACAATAGTATCTCCTGTATATCCACCATCAAGAGAATCTGAAACGTAGCTATGGTATTTATTAGTAACCAATTTAATTTCTGACATTGTATAAGGAGAACCTATTAAACCTTTGACATCTACAGAAATCTTATCAATAACACCTTTATTAGTTTTTACAGAAAACTTTAACTCTGGGAATGCTTGGGTTAGTTCTTTCTTTAGTTGCTGTGCTTTGGTAGTCATTGTTTTAATCCTTGTGTGTTTTGTTTACTTCTCTACAGTAGATCGTTCTCCCATAAATGTCAATAGATTGGGAGAATCTTTTCTGAGCAGATGTACTAAGTATATTTACCTGTTACCATTGTAGATAGATTGTAGATAGGGTGATCGACAACCGAAACCGTTACCCTGTAAAGGTTCTAGACTTTGTAGATAATGTCGATGTCTTATAAAGGAAAAAGATAAAAGAATAAACCAGACTGGACAATAAAAAACTGTAGAGTAAAAAAGCAAACAAGGTCAACAGCAAGGCTGTTGGATTGTGATTCGATTGTAGATAAGGTTATCTACAATCGAAAGCCTTGCAGGGTATAGGTTTCAAAGTTTGTTTATCTTGTTGGCACTTTATGCAGGGGAGAGAAAAAATAGGGAGAGATAAACGAACTGGACAATAAGAGAAGGATAAAAAATCTTGACACAGGGAAATAGAGTGACAATATAAACAAAGTCTAGAACCTATATATATCAATGCTTTTTATTGTTGATCACCTTATCTACAATCTATTTACAAACCAACAAACTATAAACCCCTTATGAGTCCATAGGGGGTTTATATGGGTTTAGGTATTTTTACCGTTTTTTATCGTTTCTCATGAGCATTCGACCGCCTCGCCATCCCCGTGCTTTTTCTCGTTCGGTTTCGAGTAGGTTGAATTTAGCTATATCGCGCTCTTTTTCAGCGTGTAATTCTTCGATCACTAGCCGCTTATAGTCAAGCATCGAGTTTTTACTGCTAAAGTCAGCGATCATAGTCTTTTGAGTTTTGATCAACTCCTCTAGTATTTGCTTCTCTTCGCTTAGTTTGACGATTTGGCTCTCAAGTTGCCTTACCTCTTTAATTGCCTCGCTCTTGACGCGAAAACCAGCTAATGTGTGAAGGAATAATCGGACTCCTAGCTTAAGCACTTGAGAGGCTAACTCAGGATTATCCTTTGGCAACCACTTACAGATTAGGTCTTCTGGGATTAGATAAACCCCTTGCAGCCCGCCCTCTGTTTGAATTTGAGCCTGTTTTAGCAATCCTAATCCTAACCCCATTGTGTTACCCCCTTGTAACCCGCTCCCTGTTTGAATTTGAGGGTGATTTGGAGATTCAGAAGTTACCCCCTTGCTATCTTCTTTAGATAGCCGGGTTAACCGCATAGTGATAGCGTTGGAGCTTTTCCCAGACATACGAGCATATCCTTTGATTGAGGCAAAGCTTTCACCGGTCTGAGTGTCGATAATTAGCTCGATGCCGTCGTGATCAAAACGTTGTAAAATTAGATCAGCCATGTTAGCCTCTACAGTAGGTTGACTTAGTTAGTCCCTCGCGTCAACGAGGGCATATTAATATTGTACTACATTAAATAATCAATTATTCCCCAATATAGAATTTTCTATATTGGGGAATCTAGACACAGAAAAAACGAGAATCGGGAAACCTATTAACAGTAGCAACAAACTAATAAAACGTATATATATCAATACTTTTCACTGTTAATATTGCTAACAATCTGTTAGCAGTGTATTAACTAAAAACCCGTCAATCAATTGACGGGTTTTGATTAATTAAATTTTTTGTACTCTTGTAGTATTAGGTCGGTTGCCTCCTCAATTTGGTTTCCTTTTGATAGCAGTTCAAGGACTTTAGCCAGAACTTGTCTGACTCGTTCTTTACCTAT